TTTCTTCGCCGATTCAGATTCGACCGCGTCTGACTTCGGCTCCTCGACCTTCACTTCGATAGGCTCATCCCGCTTCAGCCTTGGGGACTTAAAGCCAATAGCCCTCAGAGAGGCGATCGTATCTTTGTCTTCAAGTCCAATCATACCGTCAGCGTCAACCACAATGTCACCGCCTGGCATCGCCAAGACAGTTCCGGGTGGCATTGGAGCAATCAACTTAATAATCATCCCGAAACCTCATTAAAGGGGGGATACCGAAGCACCCCCCCCTTATCATCCAATTACTCGCCGACGATAGCCGTGCGACCGATATTCTTGATGATTACCCAAGCTCTCGGACGGAACACGATTGGCGTCGTATAGTAAAGCTGCATCCAGCGGATCGAACTTGCGATCGTAGCGAGAGGGAACTTCAGCATAGGGCTGAGTTCGCGCAAGCTAAGGACCGACTCGTCCAACTGACCAAGGTATGCGCTTCCAAGACCTGGCAAAGTTTCGTTGCCGTCGAGGTAGTTAGTCGTAACGCCACCGCTTGTGATCTCAGCGACCAGGTATTTCTGGCCAGTGATGCCGTCTTCGATGCGGCTACGATAAACGCGGTAACCTTGGGTTAGATCGTTACCGGCAACAGCGCCGCGAGTGATAACGATTTTAACCTCTGCTGAGCCAGGTGCCGCAACAACTGCCGTTGCAGATCCAATCGTGGCTGCCGACTCGCCGTTACGTGAGATAGCGGTGACGCTATAAACATAGGACGCATATTCAGCAGGCTTAAATCCGCGACTAGTGGATACCGCTTGCACGGTAACAACTGCCGATGCAGGTGAGGTAGGTGCCGCTGGGTTATCAGCCGACACAGGTGGCTTTTGGTCCACACGAAGGAAAACGTTTGGACGAAGTTGAATGTCGCCACCAGCCGTCTTCACGCGACGAGAGTCAAAACCGGTCGCCATGTCGTCACCGACAGGGATACCGTAACGGCCCTTCGAAAAGAACTGGACGTTATAGTCCCGGTGATGCACATGGCTCAAATAGCAGTGCGTCGGGTAGTAGTAGTTGTCCATCAGGATCTTAGAGCCTTCAGCGAACACGCCTTCAGTAAGGGGAGCGCCACGAAGGTCAAGAACGTGCTCGGTCGAAACGTCAGGCAATCCATCGCCAGCCGTATCTGCGTCCGAGTAGCCAGCAAGCAATTGAGTTCTCAAGCCGTCAAACGACTGCGAGATAACCGAGGAGTTGCCAGAAAAGAGAGACTCCTCCATGCGCTGGAGCATCCACATCGCGCCGTTCTTGGTCTCAAGAGCAACGACGTTGCCGTGAGATGGGCGAACCAAAAGCATTGGGTGCGTGATTTCGCGGGTCGTACCGCAAAACTTGACGAACTGCACTTTGCGTTGGTAGTTCGCGTCTTCAGTCCGAGGCAGACCGCCTTCCTCGATAAAGAACCCACCCTTGCCGCCGTATTTCGACAGCAGGTTGTACTCTTCAACGGTGTTGAAGGCTTTGGACTTAGGAATGTCGTTATAGAACACGATGTGTTTCATCATGTAGGAGACGATTTTGAGAGTGGAGTCCAAAGACTCAACCCGCAATGCACCGCCGCCGCTTTGTGCGCCCGGATCGCTTGCATAGCCAGCGGTCAAAGCTTTGTTGATTTCGAGCACTTGTTCAGCAGACGATTCGCCAAAGCCGTGCCCATGCCCTTCATAACCTTTAGGATCAACTACAGGAAAACTCATTGCGCAAACTCCTTGTTAAGCAAAGGCGTGACGAAGTTTTTCGTCAAGCTCTGGCGACACGTGGTTGTAAGTCTCGAAGTTAATCACATCGACGTCCTTCGCTTCGCCCTTGCGGACTAGATCGCATAGCTTATCTGCGATCAAAGACTTAACGATATGTGGGGGACGACCAGACAACGATTTATAGATGCCGCCAGTCTCGCCCGCCTGCATAACGTTCTCTTGTTCAGGATCGGACTTACGGATGTCACGTTCAACAACGCCTTTGCCTTGAGCTACGGCCTGGGATTTAGAAACGACCGATTGGTTCCCAATCACGCCGATTTGCTCACAAATCGCTTTCAAAACAACACCGATATTCGCGAGAGATTTTTGAACCTCTTCGACGCGACCATCGAGTTCTTCATAACGCGACTCGCTTGCCATGTCAGACTTCACGACAAAATCGCGAAGCTTGTCATGTGAATCAGCCGTGTGGTCAACCAATGATTTGAGAAAGTTGCTTACGTCAACTTTGGTCTCAATCTCACCAGGCAGACCGGCTGAAAAGTCTTCGGGCATCGACTTTTTAGTGCCAGTCATACTTTTAGCTCCTTTCTCTGCATCCATTGATTTAGTAGCTTTCTTATTGCCGTACTTATCGTTCATGTTATCGTCATCGACAGACAAATCGCTGTCACCGTCAGCCGCGCCGTTAGCGTCATTCAAATCACCATCGGTAGGAACAGATCCGCTCTTGCCTTTTTTGCTGCCGTCAGCTTTTTCAAGACCGTCTTCAATTGAGGCAAGAGCCTTGATGACGTCATCTTTCGTAATCCCCATTTTCATCTCCCTTAAAGACGGAATACTAGTTTCTTCAGCGCAGCTACAGCCGGGACACCAGTGTTGGCGGCATCCAAAGCAACGACTGCGTCGATCAATTCGTCAAGTTTAGAAACGACCGCTGCAATCGCTTTAGTCGGATCATCCAGAGTCACCGGTTTGCCGACGTCACTATCGGGCAGGCGACCTAATTCATTTGCCATGTCTCATCTCCTTCAAAACTAAGTATTTTACGACTTCCGCCGCTGCCTCATCAGTAAAGTCGGGACGGACCTGTAGAACGTGCTCGTAAGCCTTAATCAGATCGTCAGGATCGCAAAGACCAAGCGAGCGCATGACGTCCCTAAGTGCTTTCTTTTTCCTTTTACTACGTGGGTCCTGATCACAATCAAGTGACTCACCGGCTATCGCGCCACCGCCTGATTGGCCTGACGTAGCAAAACCGGCGCTAAGGGACTTCATCGCGGCATCTTCGCTGTAAAAGCTTTTAGCCAATACGTCCCACGTTGCGTCTGTGTTCACAGGAGCATTTGTTATCGCGCAATTTCTGATAACAGCTTTTTCTACGACTTTGTTCTGCCGACGTTTGACTTTGCCTTCGATCGAAAATCCCAAGCGCCTGTTCGGGGTAGACTGGAGGGCTTTCGCAAGCTCCCAAATTTCATCAGCGCGACTGGTTCCCTTAAGTATATAGCCTTCACATATCCAGCCATCAGTGACGTCGCCGTCTTTAAGGCGCATATCACTTTTGTAATATACCTTTTCGGGGTAACCAACTATCGCCGACGTTAGCTGGGAATGATTGTCATTGAAATGACCATGTGTGAGGAAGGTCTCAACGTCCAAACCTTTCGCGAGGACCCGCTCATCTTGGCGGTCGATTCGCGAGGTGGACATGATGCCTTTTATTTGACGAGCATTGTAGGCGTCGGGGTCTTCGCTTTTTTCGACAAAAAAAACGTCTGGCATCCAGACTTTAAAGTCGTTCTCGGAAATGAAAAAATTCTTGTCCAAGGCTTAAACCCAATAGAAAATCGGAATGGTGCTTTTACAACCACTCCGTCAATCTTGAGTCTCTGTTGCTTTTTTGTTTCGTTAGTAAGAGTTTATACTTAGCTCTTAGAGAAAAGCAATACTATTTCTTAACCTCGTATACAAATCTTGTCGTCAGCTCGCGAAGGATATCAGGACTGATCTCGACATCAGAGGTGCAAGACTTGCACACCGCAAAGCACCCGGACGGTCCCCACTTGACCAGTTTAGCTCGCAGCTTAGTCGATTCGCCGTAGCTTTTGATGATCTGGTGCTGACAGTTCGGACAATCAAGTCCTAATGCCGCGCCTTGCGAGTTCTGTTCTGATTTTCGCAATACGGTCTGCTTTTCTAATGTCGATGACGAACCCATCCTGACTTTCCCTCATCTCGCCTGGAGTAAAGTGCGCGGCTTTAGATACAACCAACGATTTTCGCAACGTCTCACGCGGAATAAATGTCTGATCTGGGTCGATAACTAGGGCGAAGCTCTTTTTCATGCCCTTGATCTCTGCGTCTATGAACGGGATCAAGCTGACCGTGTCGATGACCTTGGTCTTAAGCAGTTCTTTTAGACGCTCATCACTCATCTCGACATCGGACTTGAATATCTTAGCATGATCGAGACCGACGTCTCTCAGCTTGGCCTCTGGAATGTCGATAAGCTGATCCGG